CCTAAATACAAAACAATACAGCCTAGCTACACACTGTACTTTAATAACAACAGAAAGAAAGACTTAGACAACTATACCTTTCCTATGCACAAGTTCTTAATGGATACATTAGTTGAAGAGGGTGTCATTGAAGATGACCATTATGATTTTGTTACTGAGATTACCACAGAGTTTGGTGGTATTAATGATGACAACTATGTTGTTGTAGAAATAAAGGGAGAAGAACATGTCACTAAATAAAAGCAAGGACATTAAAGAGATGCGTAAGTTTGATGTTGACCTAGAGTTTGGTCAGCAGTGGGAGAAGTATGTAGATGAGTTGTTCTCTGGTGCTAAGAAGTGTGAGATTAAAACAGAGAGGGACACATGGGCCAAGACAGGCAACATATGTATTGAAGTTGAAAGCTATGGTAAGCCATCAGGGTTAGCCAGCACAGAGGCTGATGTTTGGGTACACAATCTAGTTAAAGACAATGAGCTGTGTGCTAGTCTTGTGTTTAATACAGACAAGCTACGCAAAGTAATCGAAGAGATGAAACCTTTTACAGTATATGGTGGTGACAACAAAGCATCTAAGCTACACCTAGTAGATATAAATAAACTACTTAATGCTATTGCAACCTAGTAACAATAACACCAACATCTCCAGAAGATGTTCCAGAAACTTTAAAGCTCGGCCCAAGAATTGACCTTATGAAGTCTATTAGTTCTTGCTTGGTAAATCCTTTTTGGAATGTATCCTTACCAGTAATTACTCCATCTTCGTAAGGTTTTGGGTTGACAAGGCTCTTTAAAAATCCTATGCCTCTAGCCATAACAACAGCCTTACCATCAACAGCTAGGCTTTTACCTATCCCCCTAACCGCCTCAACTCTCTGTTGTCTAGGTAATACATTTAATACAGCGTTATTAATCACACCAGTGTATTCTCTGTTAATTTGAGATGCGTCTGTGTATGTAGGTGTAAACCCACCCTTTGGAAATGGCTCAAAAGAATCAAAGCCCATTTCATCAGATGCCTTGCCTAGCCCTGCACCATAATCAAGTATGTCTCCAGCAGGCACATCCTTAAAATGTTTGTCCTTTACTTTTCTATATGTACTTACAGTATTAGAAACCTGCGTGTCTCCAGACTTGCTCAAGTCATAGCCTTTCTCTGCCATTTCTATGTCATTGTCTATGCTCTTCTGCATCTCAGGAAACACTTGTGTCTCCATGAATCCATTACCTGTACCCATTGCACATACCTTAGGCATTAGTCATCTCCTATTGCTTCTGCACCTAGAGCACCAAGACTACCTCTAAGTATTAAATCATAAAATTCTTCAGGTCCTTTAGCCATTGTACCTGCAAGACCTTCACCATATAGAGATGCTATAAAGTCATCAAGAGTACCAACAACAGGACCGCCCATGTATGAGGCCAGTGAAGTCTCACCAACCAGTGGCACACCAATAGCACCAACCAAATCAAGAGGTCCACGCTCATAGTCACTACCCCTAATCGCATCCTTAATTGCCATTGCCAATGCAGCAGCACCTATTGCTGTTCCAATTGCAGCTAGGGTAGACATCTGTCCCATCAGGTCTGCTGTGCAACTTTTTGGATTCATCTTTCTTATTGCTCTTTTAGCAATTGTATTGCCAAACAATATAGGAAAAGATTTTAATTGTGAGAACAATTGATAGTCAGGGTTTGACATCCACAGTGGTCTGTTAGTAGCCAGTGGTTCAAGAGCAACATCAGTTATCATCTTACGCATCCAAGGCAACATCAAATCTCTTACTCTTGTTTGTGTACCATCACTCTTTGTTATAATTGTGTTGAGGAAATCATCATTGATTATGTCAATCTTATTTCCACCTGCTCTGTATATAGAAGCAAAGTCTTCTATGGTCATACCATTTTCTCTAAGCTCTGACTCTAATCTCTTTCTTCTAGCAGGCTTCATTCTTTTTAGTGCCTTAGCCTCGCTCTCTATTCTTTTAAGTGCAGCAGTTGCAGCCCATCCACGAACAAAGTTAGTATACTGAGTTAAAAACAAACCAGCAGGCATCCTAAAGAATACATTTACAAATCTATTAGCATCACCTGCAAACATCTTCTCAGTTCTTTCTGTATTCTTAGGGTCTAAAGCAAATCCTGTGAGCCTAATCAAATCTCTAGCAAAGTTTGATGTAGCACCCTTACCAACACCACCTGAATAAAGACTACGCTTGATACCTGCAAGAGCATGGACAGCCATAGCAGGTGCAGCCTTTAATGTATTAGCAATACCATTCCTTTGTATTATCCAAGCAGGCTCTGTTATAGAAGATATGGTAGCCATTCCAAGATACTTAACTGTAGCTGCTGCTGCTACTTTTCTCATTAAGTCTTGTCTTGCTCTGCCTGCATCATCCTGCGGTCTTTTAAATGTGTGGTGTACAGCATCATACAAGTTCCACATCTGCTGTGCATCTTTGTTTCCTATTACCTTATTCTTTAGTAAGTAATTAATGTCTTCATTTAATCTGTTAGCTTTGTCTGAGCCAAACGCTTGTGCTGATGCAAGTCGTGTAGATGTATTCATCAAGTAGTCATTGATAGAAGACATAGGACTCTTGCTTCTAAACTCATCTGGAATCCTGCTAAACCTAGCGTCTCTTTGTTTTTCAAAAGATGGCCTGTCTACACCAGTTCTGTTGTCTGAACCTCTTATCTGTTCTGATGTCATTATTGCTGGGTCTTGTCCATTAAGCACTGCATTAAGTATGTCTTGCTTAATAACATCATCTGTTATTCCAACACCCTTCTGTCTATTACCATTGCTGTCTATGTAGCTTTCACCTAAGGTCTCTAAGAAACGCTCAGGATTAGCCTCAACTGCTTCTCTGTCCCAGCCACGAGTCAAGTAATCTTTTTGGTATCCAATCTTTAGACCATCCTTACCTAATGTTTTAGATAAAGACTTATAAACATTGTCATAGTTTTTTCTAGTGGCAGCAATGTCATTATTTAATTCTTTAAACTGTTCTTCACCAAGTTGTTTTCTAACTTCGGCTGCAAGAGCAGGGTCAATCTTTTGTTCCATACCTTGTCCAAAGTACTTGTCAATGTTTTGACCTACCTTGCTGCCCATCTTACCTACCAGTGGATAAGAGCTTTCCCACTTGTCTCTTATGTTAGCAAACGGTACAACAAACTCACTGATGTTTAAGTTCTTTAACGCATTAAAAGAAAGTTCTGATTGAAATTCTCCTGTGCCACTTTCGGCAGGGGCAAATCTTCTTAGTGTTCTGTCAAGACGATAGTATGCCTCACCAGTCTTGGTGTTTGCACGCTGTCTTTCTATCATGTCAGTAGACCTGTTGAGCAAGAAGTCTGTAGTTCCTGTCTTTAGGGCTTGTAGTTTAGTTTTAGGAAGTCTAGTAAAGTCTACTCTATTAGGTATTACATCTTCGACAGGTATTAGTTCTTTTATTTTAGCATCTAGTTCAGGTCCTTCATACTTGTCTAAAAGTTCTTGGTATTGTTTGTCGTAGTCTTTTACTCCTACCGCATACTCATCGCTTGCTTTTTGTAGCTC